CAACGGCAGCGACAAGGTCGCGAACACCGCGATCAAGCACGAGGGCGACCACGACCGGATCGCGATGGCTTCCGTTCGCGCCGACGGCACCCTCGACCAGCACAACCCCGAGTTCATCGACCAGGAGTTCGCACAGAAGGCGACGCGCGAGCAGTTCGCGCAGCAGGCCGTGAGCGCGAACGACGACAAGCGCCGTCAGGCCGACGCCTCGGTCGAGACGGTCGAGCAGGACCCGGAGATCGCGAAGCGGATCGCCGAGGACGAGAAGATCGAGAAGGCCGCTCACAAGGCTGCCGACTCGGTCGTCGAGAACCTGTCGCCCGACAAGGCTGACAGCAAGTCCTGACCCCGAACTACGCGCGGGCCCGTCGGTGCGGGCGGGTCCGCGCGTACACCCCCGACCACGTCGAGCAGGAAGGCTGACCCGTGGCAACTGCACTCTCGATCACCGCTGCGAAGCGCAGCCTGAACGTCACGCGCAACGACAGCGACGACGAGCTGCTCGACACGATCCGCGCGGCCGAGGCCGTGCTCGCGCACCGCGTCGGGCCGCTGGCGCCGACGACCTACACCGAGCGCCTGGCAGGCAACTCCGACGTGCTGGCGCTGACGTTCACCCCCGTACTGTCGCTGACCAGCGTGACGCCGCGCTACTCGACCGCGCTGACCGTGGCCGACCTCGACGTCGATGCGGAGTCGGGGCTCATCACCTACCCGGCCGGGACCGTGTTCGGGACCCGGCAGTACGACGTCGTGTACGTCGCAGGTCGCGCCGAGGGTGAGTGTCCGGCCGATCTCCTGCAGGCGAGCATCGAACTGACCCGCCACATGTGGCAGACGCAGCGCGGACCGGGCGCCGTGCGACCCGGCGCGGGCGTAGCAGAGCAGCCCGCGAACACGCTCGCGGGCGCGCAGTACCTGCTCCCTTTCCGGGTCGAGCAGATCATCGCGCCGCACGAGCGACTGGCGATCGGGTGAGCACCTCCCGAGCGCCGGCCGTGCTCGACGCGCTGATCGCGCTGGGCGACGGGCTCGACTGGCCCGTGATCGACGGCAGCGGCGTCTCCGAGGACTACGGGTTCCGCTACGTCATGATCGGCGTAGAGGACCCCGACAACGACGAGGCGGCGCTCGCCGTCGAGGTGCAGCAGGAGTGGCTCTACATCGGCGGGCAGTCGCGGCAGGAGGACGGCACCGTGTCGTGCTGCGCGGTCGCATGGTCGGGCGACTCGGGCGGCGGCGACAACGCCGACGCCGCGGCGAAGCCGGTCCGCGATCAGGCCTATGAGCAGGTCGCCGCGTTCGAGCAGGCGCTGCGCGCGACCCCCGACCTCGGCGTCGACGGGCTGCTGTGGGCCGAACTGCGCACCGGCAGCCTGTCGCAGTGGCCGACCGACACTGGCACGATCGCGTTCGTGTTCTTCCAGGTCCACTACCGAGCACACATCTAGGGGAGAATGATCGACATGGCAGCAGTGAGGAACGTCCGCGAGGACCACGACGTAACGGTCGACGGGCGGCTCGTGCTGCGCGGCGCGACCATCGACGTACCCGTCGAGCAGGTGTACGGGCTGACCTCGCAGGTCGAGAACTGGCAGCCTGCCGACGACGAGGCGCAGGCCGCGCACGACGCCGCGAGCACCGCTCACGAGGCGATCGTCGAGCACGAGGCGCCCGCCCGGAACGCCTCGCTCGAGGTCTGGCAGGAGTACGCGCGTGCGCTCGGCGCGACCGAGGACGACCTCGACGGCAAGACGCGCGGCGACCTGATCGACACCTACACCACCCCGGAGGGCTGAGCCATGGCTATCGGATCTGGACTGGGGTCGCAGCTCGGCCTGTCCGTGAACGAGGCGAGCTACGGCACGCCGACCGCGCCGACGAAGTTCTACCCCGCGCGGTCGTTCAACGTGCAGCTCGTGCAGAACACGCAGGACGTGAGCGGCGTCGCGGCCGGGCGACTCTCCCCGCCCGACGACGTCGTCACCACGACCGCGGCGACGGGGCATGCCGAGCTGGACGTGCTGCGCGTGGAGTTCGGCAGGTGGCTCGCCAACCTGATGGGGTCGACGACCTCGCCCGTCCAGCAGGCGGCGACGATCGCGTACCTGCAGACGCACGCGATCGGCGACAATCGCGGGAAGTTCATCACCATGCAGGAGTCGCTGCCCGACGCGGCCGGCACCGCAAACCCGATGGCGCTCACGGGCGGCAAGGTCACCAGCGCAGAGTTCTCGTGCGGCGTCGACGAGAACCTGCAGGCGTCGTTCGACCTCGACGGCCGGGCGATCGATCAGGCGCTCGCGCTCGCGACCGCATCGTTCCCCGTCAACGCGCTGCCGTTCCACTTCGCGCAGTCGTCGGTCAAGCTCGGCACGTACAACTCCGAGGCGCTCGTGCAGGGAGTCCGCAAGACGACCGTGTCGATCGCCCGCGGACAGGACACGGGCCGTTTCTACAGCGGCAACGGGGGCTTGAAGTCTGAGCCGATCATGAACGAGATGCCCGCCATCTCGGGATCGTTCGACGCTGACCTGGTGAACAAGGCCGACTTCCTCGACCGCTTCGTCGCGAACGGCTCGACCTCGCTGGTCTGGGAGTTCGTCGGCGCGAACATCGCGTCGACCTACTTCTACACGTTCCGGATCCGGCTGCCGAAGATCAAGCTGCGCGGCGGTATTCCGGAAGTCGGCGGGCCCGACACGCTCAAGGGTCCCGTTCCGTTCGTCGCGTTCCAGGACCCGACGAACGGACTGTGTCAGATCGAATACATGTCGACCGACACTGCGATCTGATCGTGACGATCACGGGGGGCAGGCGCCCGGCGCAGATGCCGCGGCCGGGCGGGCACGACCAGCAGTGGTCGCGCGGCGGGATGCTGGTGCACGTGCCCGTCGACATCCACGCTGGCAGCGTCACGATCCTGACGAGCGTTCTCGACGTGCTGATCGTGCAAGCGGGCCGGCGCGACTACCCGGCGCACTGTGTCGACGACGTGTTCTCGGGCACGGCGACGCTGCCTGTCGACGAGGTCGAGGCGCTGCTGACCGACGCGGGCTGGCGACGCGATGAGTAGCGGCGGTGACTTCGGCGTCGGCCGCGGTGCCGACGACCTCGACGAACTGCGCACCAGGATCAAGCGGCACGCCGACGGGAAGGCGATCCAGCGCGAGCTGAACGCCGGCATGCGCAAGGCGACCGCCGAGGTTCGCCGCGACATGAAGGCCGCGATACTGCCGAGCCTCCCGTCGCGCGGCGGACTCGCCGCCTCGGTCTACCGTGGCGCTCGCATGAACACCTCGACCAGTCGCACGGGCGTTCGGATCAAGGTCGGCAAGACGGGCGGGCTGAACGAGGGACGCCTGCGGCACCCCGTGTTCGGGAACCGGAAGGCGTGGGTTCAGCAGACCGCGGGGATCAATGAGGGCTTTCTCGACGAGCCGTTCGAGAAGAGTAAGCCGGACCTGTTGCGCGCAATCAAGCGCGTGATGGACGACGTCGCACGAAAGGTCGAGGGGTAACGCACATGCCTAGGATCACGTACACACCGACGGGGGCTGACGAGCCCGCACTGCGCGAGGACTTCGCGTGGGGGAAGTTCCTGTCTCCTGAGCGCATCGTCTGCGAGAGGATGACCGGGCTCCCGTGGGCGCAGTTCGCCGACCACGTGCAGGAGGAGTACACCGACGCGATCCACGCGCTGCTGTTCGTGCTGATGAAGCGGCAGATGCCGACGCTCAAGCCCGACCAGCTCGTGTTCTCGGGCGACGAGATCGACCTCGACGTGACCGACGCCGAGGCCTCCGAGATCCTGTCGAACCTCGAGACGAAGCTCGGCAACGGCGAGGCGCTCGACGAGGAGGAGCAGGCAGCCTACGACTTCCTGTTCCAGCGCCTGGTCGACGCCGGCCTGCGCGAGCGCGACGAGGAGGGAACCGACCCAAAAGATCCGTCGACTTCCGAACCGAGCACGAGCGGGAGCGCGACGACCGACTGATCGACTTCTTGCGGCTCGGCATCATGCCGTCGGAAGTCGATCGCTGGGACCTCGACACGTTCCGCAGAATCAGCGCTTGGACGGATAGCCTGAGACGACAGCCACAGACGGACGACGACGAGAGGGCGTGACATGGCGACAACTGTCGCGTTCGACATCATCGCCCGCGACCGGGCGTCGAAGACGTTCGACCACGTCGGCGACTCTGCGGGCCGCTCGTCAGGCAAGCTCAAGCAGTTCGCCAAGGTGGGCGCGCTCGCGGTCGCCGCCGTGGCCGTGGTCGCAGCGAAGGCGCTGTGGGACATGGGCAAGGCTGCGATCGAGGACGAGAAGTCGCAGGCGATCCTCGCGAAGCAGCTCAGGAACTCCGCGGGCGCGACGGACGAGCAGGTCAAGTCGACCGAGAAGTGGATCACCGCACAGGGCAAGGCGCTCGGCGTGGCCGACGACGAGTTGCGCCCGGCGCTCGCGCGCCTGGTCACCTCGACGGGCGACATCGGCAAGGCGCAGAAGCTCGCCGCACTGGCCATGGACATCTCTGCGGCGAAGGGCAAGCCGCTCGCGGCTGTGACCGAGG